AGTTGCATCTCAGCCTGGTCACGCTGGGCGCGGCGCTGGGTCTCTGCCAGGCTGGTTTCCTTCAGGACCTGAGCCTCGGGCGGCAGTTGCGGCTGTGGCGTCATTTGCTGCATGGCTTGCAATAGCTGCTGCACTAACGGCAGGATCTGCTGGAAGGCTTGATCGCTGTCTTGCTTCACATGCTGCGAGACCAGTGCCAGAGTCTTGTCAATCTCTGGCGTCATGCGTTGGTTCTGGTACTCGTCCTCATCAAAAGGCTTGCCACGCAACTTCTGCAGGTAACCCTGACTGCGGTTGAGGTACCAAAGCACCATGTGCTGCTTGATGTGCTCGAGTGCCCGCGGCAGGTAAATGCTTGCCATGATGGGATTGCCACCAAATGCCGGGTTGAGCGCGAAGTCCAAGTGCGACTGGATGTGCGCCAGGTGGTCTTGGTGCATGTAAGCGTAGCCGTTTTGACCTAATGACATGGCCACATTCTCATCAATGGCCGAAAGCTCGTTAGGTGCTGGCGTATTCTTGAGCAACTCGTTGTAAGCAGGGATTTTTAGCTGCTTTAGGAGTCTTTCTTCAACGGCACGGCGGTCATAGAGGTCTGGGGCCTTGTCCGAGCGGGCCAATACCGCCTGAATCTGGGCCATGCGCTGGGTTTCGCTGAAAATATGCGGGTCAGAGACCGGAACCACGTCACCATTGCGCTCAAAATCCTCAACCTCAATCTTCAAGTCGTGAACAACCTCGCCTTTGCGCATATCTTTTAGATACCAGCGGTTCAGACGACCCAAAACCTTGAGCAAACGCGCCTGCGAGGAGTGCAAACGACTGTGGATGGCAGAAAACACCGCGGCACCCTGCTCAATCAGAGCTTGTGTAGTGCCTACAGGCGCTTGTGCGTTCACATCGGCTATCTTTTCCTCAGCCGTGGTCACAACGCCCTTTGTAGCCTTGTCTAGCCAGCCTAGAAGCTCGAATAACACTGCCGATGGAGGGTTGAATGGCATAGGCATTGCAAGCTTGCGAATGTCATCCACGCCTGGTGCCGCTTCAATCTCTACGACTTGCGTAATATCGACTTGTTGGCTTTGTCCTGAGACCTTGGCCGACTTAAACTTTAGTAGTGCCGGGGCATTGTTGATATGCGCGGCATCCAAAAGCGCTCGTAAGCTTCCCGTAAGCGCTGCTGATAGGCCACCAATCAAGTGCGGCATGCCAATCGCGTAGGCGCCACGCCATGGAATGAACTTGTACTCGATAACCCAGTCCAGCTTGGTCATCGTTTCATCGCCGTCTTCCCAATTTCTGTACAAACCGATGACTTCGTTGTCCAACTTGTCGATCATCAGGATGTAAGGCGCCATCTCGCCGTCAGTAACGCTGTCTTCTTCGACTTCGAGGTAGGTGTAGGTGTGATAAACCGTGCGTAAGCCGTCGTCATTCTCGTCAAACTTGCGGCCTTCAATCTTGTTGTTGGCTTTTTCTGCGTGCGTCTCGTCCGGCTCCATCGTGGCGCGGATAATTGACACGTCTTTGTACATGCCTGCATCAATGCGCTGCCTAAATTCAAACTCTGTGATCTCGTGGATCTCAGTGGCACGCTGTGCGGTGTAGAAATTGGACGCGGCAAACGGGATTAAGACCTTGTCGATGGGCAAAAACTCAGCACAAGGACGCTTTCTGCGCTCGTCATACCAAAGTTTTAGGTACTGCGAGCCACCAAGGGGTAATTGGGTGAGCAATTGCTCTTGCTCGTCCTTAAATTCTTCGATCTGCTCGGTAAGCTGCCAGTTCATCCAGTCGCGTTTGCGCTCGGCACGCTCTGTTTTGTCCTTATCAACCTTGCCTAAGATCTTGGTTTTGACTGGGCCATCAGGCGGGAACAGTTCTTTGATGGCTCGAGAGGCAAAATCCACGCACGCTTCAGCCATCGCCGGGTGAACAACCTTGCTGGCACCCATGAATGTGGCACCGCCGGGCGCATCTTTACCCATGCCGGTACGCTTGAGACCCTCTTCGTACTGCTTATCGCGGTCTTCGCGGGCTTGCTTGTCCTTGTCGATCAGGTTGACATAGCGCATAGCCAGCGCTGACAGCTTTACGCTGTCGATTTTCTCTGCCAGGTTCTCGTAAAAGTCTGGCGAATCCTCTGGACCCTTCAGATCGTCGAAGTGAACCCGCACGGAACCATCAGGAAGTTCTTCAAGCTCTGCCGATTCTTCAGGCAACTCGACCTCAAGACCCTCTTCTTGATCCTCTTCATCCTGCATCGGATCAATGTAGCGGCCATAGCCTTGTTCGATTGGCATTTCAGTAGCCATAGTTAAAATCCTTCGCGCTCGTTTGCCAGAGTATTAAAATGTATAAATCACAAAGGCAATTCCTATGAAAACTGACATCATTCATGAGCTTGCAACCTCATGCCACCTTGAAGATACTGGCGCTTTAAGATGGTTTGCACAGAAATTAAGGGACCACATTATCCAAGAGGCTAAAGCTGTTGCAGATCTGCATGAGTCGCCCGGCCTTGATGCAGAGCGCAAAACGCCTAAAAGCACTATTAACACGCTTGTTGATCGGTTATCACGCATTCAATAATCCGTGCCAGTATCCATTTCGGACAGCGCTGTAGCACCCAACCCAACACCAATCGGGGCTAGTGCTCCGTAGTAAAGCTTACGCCAATCTGATTGGCCCATAACAGGCTTGGTTCCCGTGTACCCTGCCTTCTTGTGCGCCTCTAGCGCATCTAACATTTCGCTAAATGATGACTTGGGTAGGTTTCTGTAATCAGGGTGAGCAAACTCATGCGGCTCTATACGCTCCCGAATGATGTCCCACTTTCTCCACTGCTCAGGGAATAGCTCAATAACTGGGTTGGTGCCGCGGCTTTCATCAACATACTCAACCACTTTGTTGTAAAACGGATTGAACTCTCTAAATTTCTTAGGTTCATAAACCAACTTGTCAGGTGTAGCAGACTCGGGGATGTTGCTTAGGCCACCTTGTCTTGTGCGGTACATTCTTGACACATCAGTGCCGCCAACAATTTGAACGGCCTTGTCTTGAATTTTATTTGCCGGCTGCGCAAGTATTGCCTCTAATGTCGGCTCCACTCCGAGCAATTTACCCATACGCTCTCTGAATGCATCCCCAACATCAGGATCGTTCAGCAATCGAGGCGTTGCATCACGGATCATATGCAAGTCTACTGCTGACGTATTAGCTTTCTCTAAATCAAGCCATGGCGTTCCGAGCGAGGCTGTTTTGGGGCCTAGTCCCGGCACTTGGTTCATAACGCGCATCGTCACATCACGCATCGTCTCGCCGGGCTGGATCTGAAACATCTCAGGCTTTTCAAGTATTAGCCTTGCAAGCTCTGCTTGATTGCCAAGGTTTGCTGTACCCAACACGCCAAGACCGCCCTTGCCAGCAGAAGAAACGCCCATCTCTTCTGCCAGATTTTGTGCCAGGCCAGGCTCGCCTTTTCTTGCTGCTAGGGCACGCAACTCGTCCATGTCACGAATACGAGCACGCATGGCCAAAAACTCATTCTGCGTAAGCGGCGCGTTGGGCGACAGCAGCGCGAAGTTCAAACGATTGAAAATATCAACTTGATCAGGATCGCTTACGTTATGCGTGCGAATAAACTTAAGCATTAATTTATCGTGAACATCTTTGTCCAATGCTCCAGGATTCACATTATTAGCTTTCATCCAGAACATGTCTGGAATGGTGAATGTGCCCTCAAGCCCGCCAGGAATCTTAATCTCGCGCTTACTTTGCGGATCTGATACGCCAAGTGATACTGGCTTACTCAGCGTCATATTTACGCCAAAGGACTTGCCCCACTTTTCCCATTCTTTTTCGCTAGCATTTGGCCCTGGCGTTACTGCCGGCTCCTCACGATATGCAGCGCGTCGTCTTTTGGCGTCTTCAATTGCGCTAATTGGCACCGCGTTAGCCCTCTTATACGCCGGCACATTCATTAACGACTTAGCAACGTCTTTCTCGTCAGGCAGCGCCGCCTGCAGGTTGACCGTGGACCTTTCAATGCCAACACCTAAAGCCTTGGCGCGAGCAGCCTGGATGGTCATCTCTTGATCGCTAGGGCGCATTTTGTCAAAGCCCTTTTGCTTGCGAACCGCACGCTCTGCTGCTTCTGCACGGTCTATCGCAGCCTGCCTTGGCGGACCCTCTTTCTGAGCCTGCCTGGATGCTTTTGCCGCATCTTTCATGGCCTGGGCAATGATCTCAGCCTTGTTAAGCTTGCCGCCCTTACTCATGTGAACGACCATGGCTTGCACGTCGGGGTTGTCAGTAAATCTCACCTTGCCTCCCTTGGCGTAAGGTTGTACTGGCGTCTTGCCAAACATGACCACGCTAGGTTTGGCCAGTCTCGGACTTAGGTACCCGGCATAGCCATAGTCACGAATAAGGCGCTCTAATGCGTTGGTAGCCTCAGCAGGCTGTGCCAATCCTTTGTTTGACGTGGATGTCATCGGTATGCGCGTGGTTTCGCGTGCAAGCATTTGCAGTTGCAATGGATCTGCTGCCAGGTCATACAAGTTCTCGCCCATCGCCCGGTACTTGTGCGGACCAAGGCCAACTTCTGGCTCCATGTTCTGCCCAGCATAAAAGTAGGTGCGCGGCGATATAGCGCCAGGCAACCCAAGCCTTGCTGCTTCCTCGCCCTTGATGCCCGTGCCGTAGAACGATGGATCAGTCTCGGTTAGCCCTGCCTGTTTGCTGTAGTGCAGCATAGGCGTGGAGACTGTTGTGCCTTCCATGGGCTTGATCAGTGGGCGCAGATAGTCTGGCATCTCGCCAGCGTAGGACGTGCTCAAGAACTCTGGCGGCAGGAGCAAAGGCTTTTGCGGCGCAAACTGGAACGTCTCGTAGGCTTTGGCAATATCCTTGTCAATCTGCTTAACCTGCTCTGTTTGGCCACGGCGGTTGGCCTCGTAGCGCAGCGACTGCAACTCGTTGATGGTGCGCTTTAATGCGGCGTTAAGCGGCGTGTAATTGACTGTGCTGTTCTGGCCTCGCGTCTCAGTGCTCATGGCCAGGCGTGCCAGCGGCGAGTACATCTGACTGTGCGCGGCCCAAGCAATCTCCTCACCCTTGGGGCCAAACTCGTTGCCGTGGATGGCATGGCCAAAGAAGTCATGCACAGCGCGAAACTTCTCGTTCTCATTCAGTCCCGTCTTGGGATCAACGTCCTTCAGGAACGGGTGCTCATCGCCACCCTGGAAAACGTAAAGGTGCTTGTTGCCGTATACGTCCTGCAGCATTTGCTTGCTGTTGCGGTAGTTGCCTTCGCCTGCGCGGTGATAAGACAGGCTGACTGGCAAGCGCTTGAACTGCTCGTCAGTCTCTTTAGCCATCTGGCGGTATGCGGCCACCAGTAACTCGTCGTAATTGGTTGCGCCAGACTGCTCGATGACTTCTGGCATCTGCGTGGCGTACTGGCGGAAGATCTCCTGCTTGTAGCCTGGATCATCTGTGGTGGCCAACATGAAGGTGCGGCCAATCGGTGCCTGCTTGAGGATGGAGCTTTCAGGCATGTCTGGCAACGCATAAGGCTTGCCAGTGGTTTCCTGCGTGTAAGTGCTTGCGGCCTGACGAACAAAGTTCGCCGGGTCGCTCATCGCTTGTTTGACTGCCTCATCCGTAGTTGGTTGCGAAACATCGCTTCCAGTTCGTCCTGGGGCAACTGCTTCGTCCCGTACTCTTTCGACAATGCCTCGACCCTCCCCTGCAGCCGCTTGAGAACGGCTAGGGCGGACTCGGTAGAACGGTCCTTCGGTGGTTGTTTCATAGGTGACTCCTTGGTCTGCCATTGTGCCAGGCATAACTTGTCTTGGCGCTACCCCTTGTAGCGGTTTTGCCAACATTCCCTCGCCGCGCATCGCCTGATCAACGGGCCTTAACATTTCCTTACCGGCAGTTTTTGCCGCTTGCTTGAGAACGCCGGCAACACCCGTGGTCGGTGGCAGCATAGCCATCTGCGGCAAAAAAGGTGGCAGCTTGAGGTCTGGCATATCCTCAAGCATCTCAGCGCCTCTTTCAAGGTACTCGATGCCCTTCTCAGTCTGTGGCAGGCGGAGGTTCTCAGTGACGAAGCTTTGCGCTGCCTCGCCGGCACGCTGACGTGGCGTCGGATCTCGTGGGTCGCCGCTCTTGATCGCTTCCTTAACGAAGGTGCCAACACCTACCGCGGGTGACGCTAAAGCACGGGCAACGATAGGCGCACCAGTGAGCAGCACGTCCAGTCCGCCAGCAACTTGCGGTGAGACGCCCTCAATGTCTTGCAGGATATTGCCTTGGCCATAGCCAGGCAGCGAGCTAACGCCACGCTTAGGCGTCCTTCCCATGAACCTAGCCGTAGGATCGCCACCGTCTTGCATGCGGACAGGACCGCCATCCTTCAGGCCGAGCCGCTCACGCAGGCTAACCGTCCCGCCATCCTTTAACCCAAGCCTTGCCCGTAAGTTGCTCATGCTAGCCCCTCATGTTGTGCGGATGATACCCATAGGGACTTGCAAAGTCTATTAGTGCGCATTATCATGCAGTCGTTGTCGTAGCAGACAATGTGATTGAAGGCCGTTTACTCATGCTCTCGACCCTTGTTGCAAGACTTGGGTTCTGCTACCGAGAGCAGCAGTAAGCGGCCTTTTTGCATTGATGCTCGGATCACAGACCAAAGTTTGCTGTGAATGGAGTGGGACTCAGAACCCAGCCGAAACCGATAACTGGCGCAGCTAGACCGATCACCGCCGTAACTGCGCGAGAGGGCCACGGGGAACTGTTTCAAGCCCAACTGATATGAGTGACCTCGCAAGAGGGATGGCAGACCAGAGACAGGGGTGCGCGACACCGTAACTGCCATAGTCAGTCTAGGCGTAAAGGCTGGCCCCATGTAGCGACAACGATTCCCGTCCGCATGGTACTCACTAACCTTGTTTGATACAGGGTTAGGTGAGTATTTGCCCAGATCGCTCCACTCAAACCCTCCGCATATATAACTCAGTATTAACTTAGTTAACTTATAGGGGGGATCGTTATGAATGTTAGAGAATATCTTTGCGCGAAATACAAAACTGATCAGCCCGGTGCGATCCTTGCTATAGAGTGCAGAGTGTTTGGTATTCCGTATCCTCTGCGTAGCGGCTGGCTTGATCGGTATGGCCATATTGAAATCACGACAGACATGCAGACCAAACTGGTTCAGCAACTGCTTGCAAGCAAGAAGGATTCGGCTTGGGCTGGGCTGCGCGTTCTCGTGTATGGCGTTGAGAAGGTTCAATTGCGCGATGCTGAGTTGACGCTGTTCTGATTTAAGCCGCATACGGATTGGTCTTCGTAACACCAGCGTCGATCAGGTCTTCCTCGTCATAATCATCTGGCGGTGGCGGGTCGATACTCAGCCAGCCAGCATCACGCAGGTATCTGAGTGCTTGGCTGAACGCATCCACAAAGTCGTCGTGCGTCGTATTCGGAAAACTGCAGATCTGCGTGATCATGCCCTCTGCCCAATCCCTGACAAAGCCAGCATTGACGCTTGACTCCGGCACATACACCCTTCCTGCTTTCACGACGTTGGCCACAATACTTAGGCGCTGGACCTTATCAGCGTTGCCAGGGTTGTACTTGCGCACCGGGATATGAGCACGCTGCAGATCCTGAATCAGCACGATGCCCGCGGCTTTGTCTTCCACGAGCACCAAGTCAACACGCTTGGCATCCTTGCCTTCACCAAACACGATCTCGTACTCGTCTAATACTTTAGGCTTAAGGTCAGGGTACTGTAGCCGGTCTTGCCAGGCATCAATAATCAGCACCCGCATGCCGCCGTCTTCGGGCTTGTAGACACCGAAGGTAATACAGGCCGTCGGATCATTCTGCGTCTTCTCAGTGAAGGCACAGTCGTAGGACTGGACGATGAACTCCAGCTTCGGCAGAGGCTTGTCTGCAGGCCACAGGCGAAACCAATCCCGCTTGACGATACCGCCTTCTTCAGCGTCAATGATCTCAGCGTGGATCTCTTGCCTTCCTAAATTCGTGCCTTCGTAACTTAGGATCTGCCGCTTGAAGTTCTCGCTTAGGTTATCGAGGTTGGCATAAGTCGATGCAGTCGTCAGTACGACGTCGTCACCTTCCCTCGACATCAGATCAATGATCAAGTCTTTAGGCTTTGGCGTGGTCGTGCAGATCAGCCTGGTCTTCATGTTCTCGAGCTTGAGTCGCATGCCAAACTGGATCTGGTCCCAGGCTTCTTGCAGGTATTCCCACGCTGCCAACTCATCAAGCCAGCCACCGTGGAACTGCGGGCCGCGGAAGCGCTCCGGCTCCGAGGCGGGTATGCCTTTGATCAAGCTGCCGTTGGTTAGGCGTAACTCGTGCAGGGCCTTGTTGTAATCAGCTACCAGGATGGGCGGAATGACCTGCAGGAGGCCCGAATCACCCTCAAAGCATGTACTCCTCACGTCACTGCTCGTTGGAGCCGCTACGAGCCATCTCGTGGCTTTGTGGGACCATGCCCACCAGGCGATCTGCTCGGCTGCAGTTCTCGTCTTGCCGGCACCCCTGCCAGCTAGCATGAGCCAGATCGACCACCAGTCACCAGTCGGCAGGATCTGGTGCTTGAGCGCTCGCGTGAGCCACATCATGCGCCAACCCCAAGCTGCAGCCTGGTCAGCAGGAAGCTTGGTGTACTCAGCCCTTACCTGCGGATCACGCAGTAGGGTCTCGAGGTCACTTGTCCCCAAGCTGGCGTTTCGCTTCTAAGTTCTTCAGCATGGCGTCGAAGATACTGACATCGGCCTGCACCTGTACTGGGCTGTCAGCGTCACCAGCATGAGTAAGGCGGTCACTGTACTTCTTGGGCTTTAGCTTGCTGGCAATCCATTTGCGAGCATCAATGCGGTTACGCTGCCATTGGATGTAAGCGTTGTGCATCTCGATCTTGATCAGTTCGCCGTTCTTGTCATACACCGGATTTAACTCGGGCGTCTCGTCAGCAATCGCCTGGATCTCATCGGCCAACGTGTCTGCTTGATCTTCGCGTGCGCGGGCGTATTTCTCAGCAAAAGCCGGCATCTTCTGCAACCACTCATACACACAGGTCTGCGTTGGCATCCCCGGACCCTTCAGTATCTTCACCATAGACTCGCCATTAGCGATTCTTGTAAGGATCTCGTTGGCTAGCTCTTCGGTGTACTTGCTTGGCCGGCCAGTTTTGCGCGGTGCGGGCTTTGCGGTGTTGGTCATCACATTATTCCAGTGATATTAATCCGCTGATCATACTGAACTTCTTGCGAAAATTACAAGTCTATGCTTCCCAAAGAAGTTTTTGACCACGCAATAATTCATCAGTATCAATCCTTGGCCGTGATTTAACATTCCAGTTGCCGCCGCCTCGAAGGCCTAAACAACGCCAATTGGAGGCTCTTAATGATGCGCCGCCCTCTTCAGGTAGGGTGTAGGTAATGAGCCTCATGTAGCCCAATGATTTTGCGGCCCGCCATGCGGCTGAGTACAGCATTGAGCAGGCATTCTTTGTTCCATCTGTGCAACAACGATTAACCTCTAATGTCCATCCATCGTCGAGAAACCTTGCTACTGGCCGGCCAACGATTGCAACCCCAACGACCTTGTCTCCACTGCTTACGGCCACACAAAACTTACATCCTTGCATTGGTTTGTGATGGCGGTGAAATTT